TTGCTGGCGGAACCTCAAGGTCGGCGAACCCCGCGTAATAGCCAGCCGCCGCGACAGCTTGAGCCGTCACGGAGCTTGCAGGGAGGATGTTGGCGGCGCCTCGCTCTTGTTCGAGGAACCGCTCAACCAGGCTCGCCAGGGTTGCCATCAGCGATAATCCGCCGAGTTGCCCTGAACCAGCTCGCCGAAGTAGTGGTAGAACATGGTGCCGCTGAACGTCAGCACTTGGGAACGGTTCTCCCAGTCGCGGTCAGGATCATCGATCTGAATGAAGCAGTCGACAATGCGCTTGTAGCGCAGGTATTTGGTCGGCGTGCCTTCGTAGATCTTGGCGTTGAAGGTGCCGCCATTGGCGATGATGCTCACCAGGGTCTGGTCAACGGTGCCGGCCACCGTTTCGAGGAAGGACACCTGGCCCTGCTTGGCTACCTTGATCTGCTGCGGCTCGAACAGGGTGGCGCCGAGCGGGCTGGGCACCTCGATTTCGCCGGCAACGGAAACATCCGGCCACGGGCATTGCTTGGCCAGCAGGTAGATTTGCTCAAACCCCTCGATTTCGAGAGTGAAGTCAGAGTTGACGGCCTTTTGGCCGAGCGCCTTGGTGGCATCGTAAAACGACTTGAGGTAGGAGGCATTGGATACGGTCATGACGGCTTTTCCCTTGGGGTCCGCTGGGTTGAGTCATGGACCCCGAAGGGAGTCCGGCACACACAAAGCTACCTGCGTGCCGGCCCAGCGATTGTTCGGTTTTCCGAGCGCTATGGGGCGCTGACGGAGCGCGCCCACTCTTGCAGCGCCGTCAGCTTTACTGCGCAGGCGTCGGCCTCCCCCGTTATTCTGACAAGAGCTGCAGCATCCTCGGGGTGAATGTCGGCTCGCTGGCCTCCATCATCCAGGCTGGCGGCGATGGCGGCGGCGGGCACTCCGTCGCCACAGGCAGCGGGCGCGGTTCGGACGCGCAGCCGCTGGCGAGCAGCAGAGAGGTCAGCAACAAGGCGATCAGTGTTTTTTTCGGCATCTTTCAGCTTTCCGTAGTAGAGGGTTTCGGACTTGGCGAGGCGCGCCTCCAGTGCCGCCCGCGCCCGCTGCTGCTCGGCCAACGCCATCGCGCCTGTCTCTGCGATGACCTGAAGCTCGGCAGCATGCCCGGCGCGCACCTGGGCAAGCTCAGCTCCAAGACGCCAGCCGTTGACCAGCCAGCCGCAGCTGACCGCAAAGCCGACGACGAAGAACAGCGCCCAGCGGCGCATGCCGGCAGTGATCATGTAGCCTCCCGTGCGGCCGACAGCGCCTTGAGCGCCAGCTCGAACCGCGCCTTGCGATCATCCAGGCCGTTCTCGCCGCCGTTGATAATCCGCGTGCAGGCGCGCACGTCGCCTTCATCAGCCGGCCGGTTGAGGCCGCGCTGCGACCAGTACCAGCCCGCTGAAAGCGCCGCCCACTGCGGGCGCTCCAACAGGTGGGGCTGAATGGCCAGATCCAGGCCAATGCCGCGCCCGCATGCGACATACAGGTCACGCCCCGTCAACTGAATCAGCCCACGCCCACGAAACTTCCAGCCGTCACCTGAAACGGCCGGGCCGTTCCCCATGCGCGAGGCGTAGGCGTCATTGGCAATGGCTTCCGGCTTGCGATGCAGGGCTAATGCCTTGGCGTTCGGCTTGTTACGCGGCCGGCCACCGACTTGCACCTTCAGGTACTTGCCGTCGGCACCCTTCTCCGCGTACCGGCTCGGCCAGGTATTGGCCAGCCCATCGGCGGAGTAGTTCAGGTTCTCGGCCATGGCCTTGAAGCCGTCGGACTCATGCGCGACTTGCGCCAGGAACATCGCCAGGCGATTGACGGACGCGCCCAGCGAGAAGCGCTCGACGGCAGCGTTGACTGGCTCCACCCATTCACGGGCAGTGGCAAGCGAGCATCCAGCGGCGCGCGCCAAGAGTTCATCGGTGAGTTTCATTGGCGGCCACCCCTCAGCAGCGCAGCGACATTCCCCCGGCAACGGAAGACGATGAAGCAAAGCAGCCAGGCGAGCACGGCTTGCGAGGCGCTGACATGAGGCTTGTAGAAGATAATCTCGCCAGCGCCGACCAGGCTGGCAGCCACAATGACAGTGGCCACCAGGCTGACGCCCCAGCGATAGCGGGCCCCATTGCGCTGATAGCACACCACGCGGAGAGCGATCAGCACGTAGGTGAGCGCAGCGATGACAGGCAAGGCAGCGGTCATTTTCCGGCCCCTCCCTTGAACAGGCTGGAGAGCCGAGAAAGGTCGCAGCGATCAATCCACTCGGAGAACTTCAGCATAAGCGGCACGCAGGCGACTGAAGCCACGCAAGACCCTGCCGCCATGCTCTTGATCGGCGTCTGCGCCAAGACCTCCGGGCCGAACAGGTAGCCGCCGAAAGTGGACGCGACCAGACCCAGCAGCCGCTGCCACCAGAGGATGTCCTTTTTCGTGCTGGTAATCAGCGCCGCACCAAAGGCCGCGCCGAGCAGCGCATCACCATTGATAAAGGGCAAAAGCGCAGCAGCTCCAAGCCCCGCCATAATGCCAAACAGAGTTCCGCTCGCCGGCTCCGTCATGTGTTTCTCGCTTCCGCTACAGTCGGCGCCCGAGGTCGGCCACCGTCTTGACTATCACCCCGCAAGCGCGAATGACCCCGTTGAGTCGGTCACCAATCGCAGCCTGCACCTTAGATTCCTGCTCGCGACCCCGCCGCCAGTCCGCGTATGCCTTCCCCTCGAAGAAGTCGGTCACGTCGCTCTGCGTCATGCGCAGGGCCTCGGGCAGGGATGTGGAGGAATATAGGGTCAGGCTATGCGCCAACTGCTTGAGGTTTTCCGCCCAGGAAGTGCGCGAGGCTGGTGATGCAGGAACGAGCCGGAAAGCGCGCTGGCGGCAATTCAGCCGCGCTACCCTCCCGTGGCAAAACCAGCAGCCCGTTATCGTCGAAGGAGATCCTGAACAGGTGCTCCAGCTCCCGATTGCCGTGCTCATAGCGCTCCAGCAGTACGGTAAAAACGCTCTCCGGAAAGCCGGCGATAACCTGCATGCGCTTGAGCAGGAATGCGTCAAACTCGCCATCGCTCAGTTGGTCACCGCTATCGCCGTTGGGCACCAACTGCGCAGCCATCAGGCCAATTTGCCAGTGGGTGCGCCCGGCAATGCCAGGAATTTCTCCCTGCAGACGCTCGATCGCGCCGGCCATGGCGCCAGTCAGGTGGCGAACGGTCCACTTATCCCCCTCGACTTCGCCGACATCGATTTCATCCAGGGCATAGTCCTTCTCGCCAACCAGGTAGTCGGAGTAGCGGCTTTTCTGGCCATCAAGCGAAAAGTCCGGGCCGTCGTCGAAGGTCGACGCCATGTAGTGGCACACTGCGAGCGTGCGCTCCTGCACCGTCCACTGCGCCGGGTCGGCGATCCCGCTTGCCTCGGCCAGGGCGGCGCGCAGAAAAAAGGTAGTGGATTCTTCGCCCAGATGCTCGGGCAACGACGCAAGCGCAATGGCGTCCAGCATGGAGAGTTCTTTCAGGCGCGCGGTGATGCGCTTGGTGCGCAGCGCGGGGAAGTTGATCACAGGAATTTCCTCTTCATTGCCATCCAGTCCGAGCCATCAATGGCGGTCAGGCTGGAAAAGGTGACGGGAATAGTCAGCTGAACGAATCGCCCCAGCTTGTCGATTGGAGAGCCCAGGGGAACGCCTACGCTCTCGATCACCATCGGGGCATAGGTGCGCCCCTTGTAAGTGATCGCCAGCAGGGACGGCGCCTCAGAAGGCAGGGCCGCCTCAGTCAGGCTCTTGTCGCCCTTGGTAAAGTCGATGGCCGAGGTAAGCATGGTTCCTTCCGGAGCCAGCTTCTTGGGCAAAGACCACTTCATCAGTTGATCCAGGGGGCGCTCCACCTCGGCATCCGGATCGCGCCAGGCGCGCAGCAGCAGGTTTGCCTGGATTTTCATGGGCGGCATACCGCTGAAAACTTGGGTGCTGTTCAGCTTGGTGATGCCGGTTCGTCCGCGCGCGGCGTCAATCCCTCCTCGCGACGCCTCCTTCACCGTTTCGCCCATGCGGTCAGCAAGCGGCTGCAAAGCACCAGACTGCAGCATCGCCATCAAGGCCGGGGCTCGGCTTTCCGGGCCGGCCTGCTCGAATGGCGACTGCCAATTCAGGGTCAGCTCCAGATTGGCGTCATCCGAGAGCGCCGCTTTCACAACGACCTCGCCGATACGATTGCCCTTGTGGTCCACCTCATAGATCGAAGCGACCAGGTGTGGATTGAGGCCATCCCAGAGCGAGCCAAGGGCTCCTACTGGATTGAGGGAGGCTGCGCCTCCACCGACTTGTGTAGCCATATTGCCTCCATAAAAAAGGCGGCCCTGCTACAGGCCGCCAATGCCCACCCCTGGGTTGTTACAGGCCCATCTTGCGGCGCAGCTTCATGGACTTCATACGGCGCGCCTTGGCTCCGGCAGAGCGCGCCTTGAGCGATGCCTTGCGGATGGCCAGCTTCTGCTTGCCAGAGAGGCGAACGGTGCCGGAGACGCGCTTATTCACGCGCATCTTCTTGCCGTTACGGATCACCATGCGCTTGCGGTAGGTGGCGTCCAGCACGGCGTTGTCCAGCGCCGCCTCTTGATCCGCCTCGCCAAAAGCGAAGCTGTCAATGGCTGCATCGGCTTCATCCTCGCCTTCCGGCAGGCCGGCAGCCACCAGGTCACGCAGGCGCTCAGCGGCATCGCCGTCCCAATCGTTCAGCAGCGCGCTGATGTCGTCCTCGGCCGCGCCGAAGCCGGACAGGTAGTCCCAGGCAGCCTCTAGGACGGCCTGCACCACGTCCTGCTCGTCGTCGGTCAGCTCGCCATCCTTGTTGCTGTCGGCAACGCCAACCATCAGGGCCAATAGGCGGTCGGCGCTGCTTTCGCCATCATCCAGGTCAGAGTCTTCGACCCACTGCTGGATAGCGGCTACCGCATCCTTGCGCGCCTCAATCAGCTCATGCTCAGCCGCGGCATCAAGTACGACGCCATCGAGCACAGCGCTATCGAGCGCAGGCCCTTGACGCTTGCCCTTGTCTTTCTCCCCTTTCGGGGCGTACATGACGCCCCGCAGGCTATCTACCAAGTTCATAAAGCCCCCTTAGCGGCTCAGAGTGTGAGTGACATGGATCTGCCGTGCGGTGCCGTCGTAGCGCACCCAATACTGCACATCCATCAGTTCATAGGGCCGCACCTCATTCGGTACGACAGAGAAGCGCCAGGCGGCTCCGCCCATGGCCGGATCGCTGGACGGAACCACCCAGCCCGAAGCCTCCGCGCCCTCGAACAGCGAGGTCAGGAAGTCGCGCATGCGCTTCACGGCAATCGCCATAGGAAGCTGCAGAACGTCCTTGCCGAAGCGGGTAACCGCGTCGTCGATGGAGGTGGACATGTCCGCCACGGCGATCAGCTTTTTCAGGCTGGAGTCGACCATCGCGCAGGTCAGCGAGTCACGGAACACGTAGCGGCCGCCGCCGGTGTAGCTCTCGAAGATCACCGGGTTGATCTTGGCGCGCGCCAGGGCGTTCAGCTCCTGATTGTTCGGCGTGTAGGTCTGTACGATCCCCGAGCGGTTCACCGGCCATTCACGCCCAGCGATGGGGTAGTTCTTCGGCGCAAAGCCCTTGGCGTTAACCTGGGCGTTGCGGCCGCAGGCCTTGGCGATGTTCAGCGTTGAGGTACCGAAGTAGTCCTTGCCGTTGATGCCGGTCGGGTCGGCTGATTTCAGCGGCGCCCAGAAGGCATGGACCAGATGAGCGGTCTCGCTCGCCCCCAGGTTCAGCTGCTCGACGAAAGAGATTGCCGCGTCCGGCGCCAGGCTGCCGGGCACGTCAAAGCGCAGCTGCTTGTTGGTGTCGAAGGACAGGCGCACCAGCTGCGCCAGCAAAGCGGGCGCCTTGCTGCCCCCGGAGGCGATGTAGGCGAAACCGTATGGGCTGCCAGCCAGCTGGTCGCGGGCGCGCAGGTAGTCGTCGGTCGTGTACGCGGTGCCGCCTTCGGTGAAGTACAGCTGCACGCCAGAGGTCGCCCACTTCTCGCGGAACTCGGCATCGTAGCCGTAGGCTGTCGAGTCGACTGCGATAGCCTCGGTAGCGCCGGTCAGCACTTCCAGGGCGTCGGTCTGCGCCTCAATCACGTCGGGCAGGTACAGTGAGTTGCCGCTATCGTCCAGAGCGCCGCGCTTTAGCGAGCCAGTGAACTCCATCAGCTTCTCGTCGTTGGCATCCAGCAGGCGCAGCGTGATGATGCTGTTTGGTGCGCTGCTGCCGCCCTCGCGGCGCTCGTCGGCGCGGAAAGCGATCTTGATGCCGTCGTTGAAGCATTCCAGGTGACGAATCGCCAGCAGGTACGGGCCTGTCGGCTCGGCATCATCGGCGCTTACCGAGAAGGTGAAGCCAGTGGCCGGCTCAACAGCCTCAGCCACCACAATCCACTTCAGCACTGCGGCAGAGGTGCTCAGGCGAGCAATCACAGCCTCATAAGCACCGTTATCCAGCGCCTCACGAACGTGGACATAGGCCTCGTTCAGCTCGCTGACACGCAGGGATTCACCCTTGCCCAGGCGCTTTTGCACATTGCTGCGATTGACCTTGAAGGCCTTGTCGATGCGCCCGCGAGTTGCGCGCATAGCAATGGCGAACACCTGGTCGGAGTTGTCGCCGGCAGGGATCTCGGAATTGTCCCGCAAGGGGTTGAGCTGGACGCCGGATTCGGCCCCCAGCTGTCGAACGAAAGATACGGTCATCGCACCTGCTCCTTATTGGGTCTCGGCTTCGGCTTTCGCCTTGGCCGCTTCATAGGCCTTCAGGCCGCCGGCAGTGAGAGTGCCGTCATCGCGCACCTGGTTGCGGTTTGGCTCGAAGCGCACGCCGTTGAACTCAACGACGTAGGTCTGCCCTTCGTCCTGAATCACCGTGACCGCCCCGGCATCAGACTGACCGCTGCCGCCCCCCTCGCCCCCCTCTTGGTCTTCGCCCGTATAGGCCTTGAAGGTCACAAGCTCGGCCATCTTGTTCAGTTCGGCGATCTGGGAGAGGCTGCTGACGGCACGCTGCAAGCGAGAAAAGTCCGCGAAAACCACTCGCTCGGTAGCCAGCGGCTTCAGGCCCAGGCGCGCCTCCGGCAAGCTCAAGTTGAAAGGCGCGCTGTTGGTAGCGACCACCTCCAGCGGGTACTCGCTGCCAGCGAACAGTTCCCGCGCCAGCGCATTGGCGTCCTTCCCGGAAAGGGAAGGAGCGCCGATCACCAGTGTTTTAGTCATCGGCGCTCACCCTTAGAACAGGTCGGTGACGGTGATGAGCGCGCAGCCCATCGCCGACGGCTGGTGCGGGTTGACCGCAGTGAAGTTGCGCGCGTAGAACGCGGCGCCGGTCTTCATGTCCGCATTGACGGCCAGCGGAATCACGGTCGGGGCCACTGCGTCACCCAGCACGAACGGGTTGCGAGTCAC